AACGTATTGTCTTCGCTATTTAGTTTACCGTTTATTTCACGTTTGTAAAGTATTTCGTCAAATTCATATGGATTGTCCATTTTATATTTTTTGTCGTAAAACTTCGGAGGTTTTACTTTTTTTCCTTTTATTATAATGTAATCATGGGGATATACATCATTTTTGTATGTTTTGTACCAGTCATAACCTATACCAGGTTTTAATGACATTTTGTTAAATTCGGGTTTACGTGTAGTTATTTCCCCTGTTTCTGAATCCGTTTGTGTGTAATGTTGTTTTGAGTTATTTCCTGTTACTTTCTTCATAATATATCGTGCAACATATGCAGCTGATTCAAAGTTAACGTCTCCAATGCTGGAATAACCAAATGGCCACAATAGTTCAAGGTCTTGGGATCTATAAAGCATAGAACCAGAGGAAGACCTTCGCCATAGTTTTTTATCATGAAAATCGTGTCCGAAGATACATGCGTGGAAGTGAGGTCTGCCGAAATTTTCGCCATACTCTCCAGCCATGTAATAGCGGATTCTATAGAGTCCGAATTTTTTGCGAAGTCGCTTAATGAACAATTGAAAGTCTTTGTAATGTAAGCTGCCATCGCTTGGGAGATGTGTATTGTCATATGTAAGTGTAATAAAACAGTTGTTTTCGTGTAATTGGGCCTCATGCATACAACGCATAGCCCATTGGCGTGATCTTTCTAGCCTGCAGCCAATACATTGGCCACAGGGTAAAAATAGTGTTTTGACGGTGTTATACCATCGTCTTTCATGAAAAACGATTGAACCGTCTGCGCATTGAAATGCGCTTAAAGGATGGTAACAAGGCATGTGAGGTGCCTGGGGGTTTTATTAGAACCTCCAGCCTCCACGCTGGGGGCTTAATCGCATATTAGGCGATTTGGTTTTCTGACTTTGTTTACGAAATGACCTGGCGGATTTCTTTTTATTTACTGATGATCTACGCATATACATATTTATCTCCTTTTGTGGTTGGTGTCACCTAGCACAGTTACATCTAGTAAGGTAACTGTGCTTGCGGTCTAATCGACCGCTTTTTCCTGAATATCTTCAACGACTTGCGGCAGATCTTCAGGATTTACGAGGCCAAGCTTAATTGCCTCGTTTTTATTATCAGAATTTTCTAAAAATTCGATAAGTTGAGCAGGATCGTTAGCGAACCTTGCTCTTAAATCGGCTGGCAAAGCCATAAATTCGGCTTCTGCAGCGATTACTTGGTTAAGGGCTGATTGGTAATCGGAAATACCAGTGAAATCGCCATAGCGGGGCGATAATGCACTTTCCGGTAACAGCCCTGTTATATTAAATTGACGAAGGATATTATTAATATCGCATTCGTCTCTAAAATGCTGCTGAGTCAGGGTGGCATCCTCACAATGCAACCCCGACTCATTTGACGCAGCATCTAGGTCGTAGTTGTAAGGTGTTCGTAAAAAAATAGCTTTTTTCATTTTTTTCCTTTGAATTTTTGATATTGATTTTTAACGTAGTTCTCAACCCTAGTAGGGGTTGGAACGTACTTTTTAATATCCCGGTACCAGTAGGGATCTACTGACGGGGCTATATTTTCTTTAATATTTATTGTTTCAGCACCAACTTTTCCGGTTGCTGCTGATGTATATTTTTCGGTTGCCCGAAGATTTAATATTTCTTGTTGTAATTTTTTCAGTTGTTCCTGCAAATTACGTTGTGTTTCTTGGTTTAGTTTTGTGTTTTCCAAAACGTAACCAATATCGGCAGCTGTTTTTATAGTATCTGCCTCTGTTTTTAATGTTGATGCTGTTGTTCCAACAGTTGTTGCTTTTTTTAAGTCTATATCAGCTTCGTTCATAGACATTTGCTGGTAGCCTATAGCACCAGCTCCTAAAGCATTTTTCATTGTTGCAGTTGAGACTGAGCCCATAGCTCCGGTTGGTGTCCCGGCACCTCCTTGAGAATATGCAAGCATTGGATTTAATCCAGATTTTTTCATGTCTTCCACTGCAGTTTGATACTGAGTTGAGCGCATACGCTCTTGGAATTCCATTTGCTTAGCTGCTTGTTCAGCGCTTGCCGCATTAGCGGCATTCGCTATATCCAGATTTTTTTGGTTAGTTTGCTGTTGGCCTATAAGGCCTAAAGCACCACCGATAAGTCCGCCTAACATTAGAAATGATCGATCAAGCCAGGTACAGAGTACATTGGCATTGGTCGTGCTTTCTTAACGTCAAAGAAAGAATCAAAGATGAATTGCTGCCCATTGGCAGCTGCACCTACCGCCAAAATCCTGGCTACTGGTGGTGTGTCTTGAATGAACGTGGTATTCAATGTGGGTAAAGCTGTAAATTTTTGGGCTAAATGCCATCCATCAATAGTCCCGGCTGCAGTTGATCTAAATAAACTGCTAATGCGTGATGGATAATATCGGTATTCAGCCCACCGTTCTTGATATCCGAATACATCTGTATCGGTTGTGTCGCCTGTTACGTATATTTCCTTATTTAACACTGCTTGCTCACCTAAAGTGGCAAACGCAGGGAAATAAAAATCGTAACGTGTGGATCTGCTCCACATTTTTTGCATACCTTGTTGATATGTAAGGTCTGCTCTTACGGCTACTATACCAAGGATAACGCCGTGTTCAACAAATGATTGAGTAAAGCCATGATTATGAGCGAGCCCAGTGCCCATACTAGCAAGTGTACCCAAAGGTGTCGTTGTGCCACTTGCATTAGTTCCACTAGTTTGGGCAATTGGATTGATGTTGATACTAGTTGAACCACCACCCAAATACTCAGGGCGCTGTAAACGAGCGTCAGGGCTAATAACGCCAAAGTGAGCCCGAATAATTTCAGTATATCGTGTACCTCCACGCGCGTCCCTTTCGAGTAATTTTTGTATTTGGAATGACTGACGTAATTGGTTAATTGTTGCTGCTGTTGCAGATGATAAATCTGCATATAAGTTGCTTGTTGGAACATCAAAACCAAGAGGAGAGCGTGCATAAAGTTGGTTAGCAGCTACACCGTTATTACTAATGTAAAGCCCGCCTGATAAGGCAGCCTCAGATTTTACAGGAGCTGTTGTGCCTAAAGGCAATGTTACTGCAGCTCCTTTTTGTGGCCACGGTAAAGCTGATGTGAAATAATCTTTACGTTTGCCACGTCTCAGTAGTGTGTAATTTGTTACTGTATCAGGGCCATCGCCCTTGTCTACTACTACTGAATTTTGTAAGTTCTCATCTCTAAACCATTCGTTATAGATAAGGTTGTAAGCTCTTGGCCAAAAGGCACAATGACTTACTGTTTTTGTTGCAGTGACTTGTCCTACTGTAGGTAGTCCCATATAGTCCTGCAGCGAACCGATTGCATATCCGTTCGCGGGTGACACCTGCTGGGGAATTACATATGAAATTGAATCCCCTGGATTTGTTTGTTGCCCCATGAATTTTTGCCAATTGTCCCAAATAAGTCTATTTGGTACAAAGAAGAAGAATGATTCAAGGTGCAAATTGTCCATTATTGGATATAATGGTGTTGACAGACGGGCAAATGCCGTCATGTTTAAGTTAAATGTATCCCCTGGTAGAACTTCGTCTACATATACAGGAATTAAGTAACCCGCATCAAATGTAGTTTTATGAGTACTTTGACAGTCAAATTTTGATCGCGGTATATCCGCTTTTGGAATCATTGTGAACTGATGTACGTTTACTGATTGATTGCGGTGCATTTTTTTTTCCTTTGTTGTTCCGTCAGAAAAGGTAAACCCTTTTCTAGACGGTTGTTTTTTTTATGGGGTAATTTTTACCTGTTTTCCCAGACTTAATAATTTTGGTTGTTCATGTAGTGTAAACAACCCAGTGTTATCGTCAAACTCGCCAAACTCGTATAGATCGAAATCGTCTGGGTGATTGTGTAATTGGTTGTCAGCATCAGAGCGATTAATTTCATCGCTAAATGATCTGATAGCTACACCTATTGAGGGTACAAACATTGGGCGACCGTAAGCATCTGCTGCACGGTCTTTTACTGAACATAGTACTAGTTTCATGAGGTTTCCTAAGTGAGGGTTCGTTTAAGTTTTTGAAGTTTCGCCTGTTGGACTATTTCTTTGACCTTTAGTCTTTCAAACGTATTGTCTTCGCTATTTAGTTTACCGTTTATTTCACGTTTGTAAAGTATTTCGTCAAATTCATATGG